GCCTCCGCGAGGGAGGTCTCGATGGTGAAGTCCTGCTTCGTCAGGCGGCTGCCGACGCGGAGGGTGATCTGGTCGACCTCCAGCTCCCCGTAGGTCTGGTCGACGCTGAGCTTGACGCCGTCCTGCGTTCCGCCCAGGTCGCTCCACGAGGACGAGGGCGGGGTGGTGTTGACCGCGGTGTCAGCGGGCTCGGTGGCCCCGTAGGCGCCCTTGTACAGGGTCGCCGGACCCTGGATCAGATTCGTCGTAGTGACCGAGATCGGACTCACATCCTTCAGACGGCGGCCCGTTCAGGCCGTGTTCGGTGGTTGGTTCGGCGCTAGCTGGACTTCGCCGTCGTGGCGCTCTTCTTCTCGGTGGTGGCCGGTGCCGCGGTCGGGTCCGGCGCGCTCGGTGCGGGTTCGGGGTCGAGGAGGATGCCCTGCCGCTGGAAGTCGAGGAACGTGGCGTCGTCGACGTCGATCTCCCGGTCGGGCTGCATGGTGGTCCGGACGATGGGCATCAGGGGTAGTCCTCCCGACAGAGTGGAAAGCGGTGGTGGCTGAACTGCGGCAGGAGCGGCAGCGCGATGGTCTGCTCGGGCGGGACGGTGCGCGGGCAGTCGACGATGCGGATGTCGCCGGTCAGGAGGAACTCCAGCTCCCCCCGGCTGCTGTGGACGATGACCCGCCCGTTCCAGGTGAGGAGATCGCCGCCGAGGCTGGCCTCGCGGATGGCGTAGCGGCTCATGCCGGGACCTCCGTCCACGCGACGACCAGGCCCGGGATGTCGTAGCGGGCATAGGAGGAGGCGTCGTCCGTGATGCGGCGCGGGTCGCCGACCGTGTAGGCGGACTTGACCTGCACGCTTGGGTAGCCGCCGGGCAGGGCGAGCGCCGGCTTCGGAACGTTCGGGTGGTCCAGGGTGGCGGCGACGATCGCCTCGGCCAGGTTCGACGCCTTGCCCCATGGCGGCTTCTGCGAGCCCGGGTTGGCGGCCCAGCAGGACACGCCCATCACCGGGGTCCGCAGCGGCACGTAGATGTTGGAGGCGCCGCCCGCCGTGACGAGCGTGACGAACCCGGTGTCGGCCCAGCCGAGGGTGCCGTCACTGCCGGGCTTGGGAAGGGTGGTGGCGACGATGTCACCGAGCACCGAGGCCAGCCACGCAGTGGCGACCAGCTCCGGGGTGGCGCGCAGCACGGGGGTCGTCATGCCGTCCTCCGCTGGTAGAGAGCGGGACGGAGATACGGCCTCGGCTCGGTGCCGGGGTGGTTGACCCGAGCGACTGGGTGGTCAGCTCCCGGCCAGGACAGAGCCTTCTTGTTCTTCGGGAGGATCACGTGGGGAGGCGTGCCGAGTTCAACGTCGGAGGCGTAGTTGCAGTCCAGCGAGCCGACACGGAGCACCTTGTCGTTGCACTCGGCGCGGAGGGAGTCGTGCAGGCGGCTGCTGCGCTTCGGGACGAAGTCCTTCGCGTCGCTGAGGATGGCGTCGCCGATGACGTCCTGCATCCACTCGTTGATCGCCGCGTCGACATGCTGCCGCGCGGACGGATCGATCCGTACTCCGGATCGCGCCATGGCCGCCTCCTCTCCGAAGGTGGTGTCGTGCTGGCCGCCCGGTCTCCCCGGGCATGTGGCCGATGCTGTTGTCAGGTGGTGCGCCGCAGGTCGAGCCGGAGATCGGCTGCCGCTGTAGGGTTCGCCATCGAGGAGACGGCGTCGACGATGTAGACCGAGCCGGTGCGCTCGTCACGCACCCGGTCCTGGTCGCGGATGTCCGTGCCGGCTGTCACGCGGGCGACGGCGTAGCGGACGATGCGGGGGGTTGGGTCGTCGCGGGTGGTCACCCGGCGGGACTGTTCGGTCAGCGAGGCGGGGATGCCGGCGGCGACAGCGGTGTCGGTGTCCTGCTCGTCGCCGTAGGCGTCGGTGGTGGCACCGCGGAGTACCGCGATCGTGGTGGTCGCGCGGGCTAGCACGGTCCACCGCCGGATCCGATCGGCATCCATCGCGGGTCGTTGTCGTCGGCCGCCGCATTGGTGGTGTTCATGACTCGCGGGATCTGGCCCGCGTCGGAGCGTCGACGGATCTTCAATCCGCGGTTGCGGTTCCACGACAGGCGGTCGATGCAGCGCTTGGCCAGCGGCGCGAGGATCCCGGCGTTGGCGTGCAGGAATGTCGCCGACACCTGGTCCTGGTTGATCGAGCTGGTGTCCATGTTGGTGGCCCAGTCGGGGTGCTGGGTGATCCATGCGGCCTGGTAGGCGACGGCCTGCTTGAGGAGCCGGAGGTTCTTCGGGGCCAGGGTGATGGACTCCTCGGTGACGTCGGCGAACATCTCCACCACGCCCTGCGCTTGCTCGACCTGCGCTGCAGTAACGGTGGCACCGGTGTAGGTGAAGGCGTCGCCTGTCGTAGCCCAGGCCATGTCAGGTCACCGCCCGGATGGACACCTCGTACACCTCGCGGCCGTTCACGGTGCCGACGCGGCGGGCATCGCCTCGCGGAACCCGGCCTGCATCGATAGCCGCCTGGCGCGTCGCGGCACGAAACTCTGCATGCTGGGGCTCGGTCGGTCCTTCGGCGGTCGCCGGAAAATCGTGGCGGAACACGGTCGAGGGCAGGTCGGGCGTAGTCCTCGTCGCGCGGACGGGGCGGCTCGGTTCCGGTGCTACAGCCTCGGGGGCGTCCGCTTGCGGAACCACCTCGTGTACGACGGTTTCGGGTTCGGCCTCGACTGTCATTTCGGGATCGGTGAAGTCGCCGTCGGCGCCCGCATCTTCCGCGTCGGAAGCTGTGAGCCGGCCGATCAGTTCCGCCTTCACTCGCCCTGAGGACAGGCCGCGACGCTTGCACTCAGCCTGCAGTTGCGGCGTTGTCATCGACTCGTAGTCCACGACCCACCTCCTTCATCGTGTGCCGGCTCCGCAGGGGTGGCACCCACCAAGCCCCTGCGGAGGGTCCGGGGCGGCTACTAGTCGGTGATGCGCTCGACGATGGAGAACGCGGCCTCATGCGCGATCTGGAAGGCACGACGGACGCGGAACTTGACGGCGGTGTCGTCGGTGTTGTCCTGCGCGCGGGCCTGGTCGACGAGCGACTCGGGCTGGGACCGCTCGCCCTTCTTCAGGTAGGAGCGGTTACCGAAGAGCAGCAGGTCGTTGCCGCCGGGCGCGGCGAGCATCGTCGCCGATACCTTGGCGCCGCGGGACCAGGTGATCGGCGCACCGAACAGGGTGTCCGGGGTGGAGCCGGATGCGGGCTGGAAGATGGGGCGGCCTTGGTTGTCGGTGCACAGGCGGAGTGCGTCGCGCCAGCCGGGGGCGGCGATGACGAACTGGTCAGCCTGGGACCAGAACTGGCCTGTCTCCACCTTCTTGAAGGCGGCGGACAGCTTCTCGTACAGAGACGTGCCGACCGGGGTGGAGGGGATGGCGATGAGGTCGTCGTCCCACGTCAGGTAGTTCGCGTCGGCGGTGTAGCTGGTTGCCGAGTTCGTGGTGCGCAGCGCCTTGTACGCGGAGGTGAACGGGACGGTGCCGCCGTTCTCCGAGGCGGAGACGCCGATGCAGGCGTTGTCGAAGGCGTCCGAGTAGGAGATCGCCCAGTCCATGCCCTTGATGCGGATGGTGTCGACGACGGTCGCGGCGTCGGCGAGGTCGTCCTCGTCGACGGTGAACTTCGCGATCAGCCGTCGGGCGGTGAGGGTGATGTAGTCGTTGGTCGACGTGTCGTCGGTGTACGTCGTACCGGCGGTCACGGTCAGGCCCGCAGAGCGCAGGACCCTCTTCGTCGCGGACGACATGGGGACGCGGTAGCCGAGCTGCTCGATGGCGGACTCGCGCTGCACACGCTGGATGACCTCGGAGTCCCATTCGATCGGGATCCAGGAGTCGATGATGTCGGTGGAAGCCACCTTGGCACCTCGGAAGGAAGCAGGGGCTCACGGCCCGCACGGTTGGGTGGGTGCCCTACCTGGGCGGACCTGTGAGCGTTCCTGCTCGTCCCTGCTCAGACCCGAAGGCCTGTCGTGCCGTGCCCCACTGGGGCGTGTTACGCGCCGCGAGTCGCCTGCCGGGCCAGCTTCTCCACCCAGTCCTTGGGCTCGGGGGCCGGCGGCTTCTTGTCGGCTGCGTCCACCTTAGCCGCCTGTACTCCATTCTGGCCAGAACCACCAGTCCCATTGGACGGATTGGCAGCACGGCTGCGCTTGAAGAACTCCGGCCAGTCCCGCTTCAGATCATCGATCTGCTCGGCGAGGCCGGTGATCTCCCCGTCGTCGATGTCGACGTCGTCCAGGTCGAGCAGCTTCATGAGGCTGTCGAGACGAGTCCCGTTCCAGCCGGCTTCCGAGAGCGCCTTGTTGAACCCGACCGCGAACGTGCGCATCTGACGGGTGCCCTTGAGCTGCGTCTCGGTGACCGCCTTGTCGACGGCACGCTGCATCTCGGCCGCGGTGAGACCTCGCGGCGCGTCGTCCTTGCTCGCCACCGGCTCGTCGTCGGCCTGCGGCTCGGGATCCGCGTTGGCCTTCAGCCCGGTCTTGGGGTCG